GGCGTGAAATTTCAACCTTCTTACAAGGCCATTTCGCGCGCACATAAACGGATTATCGCTATCGCCAAGGCAAAAGGCTGGCCGTATGTCATCACGATTGAAGATGATATCCGTGTGCCTTCACTTAAAGCAAAAGCAGCTTTTACCCAAGCCATGCACCATTTACCGAATGATTGGGATGCCCTTTTAGGTGGAGTATATGACTGCAAATCTTACAAAAATATAGGAAATGACTTGGCTGAAGTTAAGGGGTGGTGCAGCTTGCACCTCGTCCTTTGGAAGTATACCATGTATGATGCTATATTAAACCACCACGAAAAATTCCATATCGACCGATTTATTGGCACAATGGATGATAAAAAATTTTACCTGACCTGGCCCTTTGTGGCAGTACAGTACAATGGGTTTTCCGATAATGTGAATATGGATGTAAATTATGATAATTACCTAAACCGATTCAAAATATTATCATAAAATATATTTCATAAATAAATTTAGAGATGCTTTCCAAAGAGCAGACCAAAAATGTATTTTTTGCCGTAGCTATCGTATTATTGCTCGTTTTGATTTTCCGACGCATCAAAGTAACCTGCGATTGTCGGGCAGCTTCCGGGGCGCGTAGCCCCCAGTTCGTCCGTCCACCCACCGTCCCTGATGATAAATTGAATGAAGACTTTATGGTATACGGCTGGCCCAAAAATACAGAGCCGCCTTTCGACCTTTCCCGCAAGCCTATGTTACCCACCTACAGCGCGGCGTTGTCAACAAGCCCCCAGTTTGTTCGCCCACCCGCTGTTCCGGATGATAAATTAAATGAAGACTTTATGGTATACGGCTGGCCCAAAAACACCGAGGAACCCTTTGACTTGTCCCGCAAGCCTATTTTGCCGACTTATAGTGCCGCGCTCAGTACGAGCGAGCTAAAAAAAAAGGCTGGTAGTATAAGCCTTCAACCATGCACATGGCAGGGGGAAGAAGCATGCATCAAAAAGGGCCTTCCTGATGGTATTTTTCCCCAATACCCGGAAATCCCCTTTAATAATCCCTATCCCTACTATAACCCGGCCGCATCCGAAGATAACCTCAACCCGTGGCCCAACCCGCCGCGCGATGGCGTCGTTCCTGAACAATTCAACCCGGCCGTCTGGAAGCCTGAACGGTGGAAGCCCGATAGTGCAGCCTGGGTTTATAAGGATACGGTAGGCCGTTTCCCGAGCGTGATTTATGATAGCCGCCAGCGTTATTATGAGCCACCCTTCTCGCGCCGCCAACCTCCTTATTACTTGATGGATTACCCCCAGTACCCGGATCGTCAGAGTTTTTATAAATGGTTCCCCAATTCAACTGATAAAGAACCCGTAACTGATCCGGTGTGGCCATTCACTGTAGAACCCGTTAATAAAAAGGCCGGTCTCGCCAAGGTGCGACCTCGCAAACGCCGCCAAGGTAAAGATAAACCTACATGCGAAGATGAACCCAACTACCACGATTTTGTTGCGGAACAGAAAAGTTATTATTAAATATAATAATAACAAATTTTTATTGCATTTATAAATATGTTTGATTCTCCAGATATACGTTATTATACGCGGAAATATGGGGGAGATTATAAAAATCCCCCGCGCGAATATTTCAAACACCTAACGAGCGGTGTACCACCATACGATGATCAGCCCTATTTTCGAACTATGTTCCGTTCTCCTGAATCCCGTTATTACAGGGAGAAATATGGGGGAGATAAATATAACCCTCCGCGCGAATATTTTGAACATTTGGGGACCGGTGTACCACCAATTGCCGATCAGCCTTATTTTCGACGCAGAGCAAGATCTAAAAGCAAATCGCCACCCAGACGCAAGTCACCCAGACGCAAGTCCAGCAAGCGCAAATCACCCAGACGCAAGTCCAGTAAGCGCAAGTCACCCAGACGCAAGTCCAGTAAGCGCACATCACCCAGACGTCACTCCCGTAAGCGCAAGTCACCCAGACGCAAGTCCAGTAAGCGCACATCACCTAGACGTAAATAGCCAAAGATATACCAAAATTTTGGTATATCTTCCAAGCACAATTTTTTCATATAAGATAAATTACCAAAAGCGCGCCCGGTTCGCGGGGCATCACCAGCGCGAGAAAAATTGATTTTTTTTGAAACGCTAAGCTAAAACAAAGATAACAATGGATACCATCAGTACAAATCGAGTAAAGGCATATTTTGATGAAAAAGAAAAAGAATATAATCATTGTAAACAAAACCATAGTCTTGCTCATTTTATGATTGATGACTTTGACATTTTTAAACGGAATTTTACCCAGAATTATGATAAATTTATGCTCGAATATTGTAAATTATTTTTAAATAATTCTAACCATACCACGCCTGACATTTTTTTATGTGAGCTTGATCCGAGCGATAAAGCTAATACGATAGCTTATATGGATTTTAAAGATAAATTACGTAAGAATTATACTGTTAAAGAAATGGTAATGCCTTCTACGGGTTCAAATATCGAGTGCTATAAAATAGAAATTAAACCTTATAAACCAGATACACGAATTATCGGAAAATTTAAAGTAACACACCATAAAGATAGTCACTTTTCTTTTGAAAAAATCGACGAGCCAGAAAAAGAGGTAAGTTGTATTTCAAGAGGTGGTACAGATTATCAATGGCATAAAGATGCTATTATTAATGCCCATGACCCGATATCAGGCGAATATATTTCATTTTGGTCGGAATTTGGGAACCAGCGACTTTTTATGAGCCCAACTACACAAACACATCCTTGTATTACTGGTACATCTTTTGTTTCATTATATATGACTTTTGGTGTTCCCTGTGATGCTGCATTTATTGATGGATATCTTTACATTTTGACCGACATCGATGGACCACCGAAATCTCTGCACACTTCTTTAGGCGGAGGATCGTGGGTCTATAACTCTAATGACGATTTTTTGGGTAGATATATATTAAAATATAAGCGTGTCGGTAATGAGTTGGAATATCTTGGAAAAACTCCAGCTCAAGATGCCGTGGCACTAGATGGAAATGGTAATGGATCCACAGACCCGTGGGCTAGATTTGCGCTGCCCGAGAAAAATTGATTTTTAAATTTCATTTCAGGTGAGATTACACCATTTACAACCATGGCTGGAATTAATGTGAAATATAAAGGTGAAACGTGGGACCTTATTAAGGATTATGACCTCTATTGCTCCGAAAATAGTGATTACGGGGTTGCCATCAAAGATGTTGATTACCAACCCAAATTGCTAATCATTAATATGCTCACCTCAGAAGTGGTTTATGAATTCGATTATGATGAAAATTTCGACCTGGATAAATTTCAATGGGTTGATTTTTTCGTGGTTGAGGCTATGAAGCAAGCTATCGAAACCTATGAGAATAAAGTCGAAGCCCAGGCGGAATACTGGGAAGCTATGGCCTCGCAGTATTTGGATTAAATATTTTTATATGCCTAAATTTAGGCATATAGACTTATTATATGAAAAATGGACCGAGCACGCACAAAACTGATTTTGAAAGTTTATTTCAGGCTTGATTAAACCATGACTGGAATTACTGTTATTTATAAAAGTGAAAAGTGGGACCTTATTAAGGATTATGATATTTATCTCTGTAGAGGTATAGATTACGGGGTTGCCATCCAAAATATTCATAACAAACCCAAAATGCTAATCATTAGTCTACCCGACTATGAAGTCCGTTTTAATTTTCTGCATACTGCTAATTATGCACCAAAGATACTTCAGTATGTTGATTTTGACGTGCTTGAGGCGATGAAGTTGGCTATTGAAGCCTATGAGGAGAAGGATCAGGTAAAATACGACCTTATGGCATCAAAATATATGGATTAAATATTTTTTATATGTCTAAATTTAGACATATATCTAAAAATTTTTACGGGACTTAAAGGCTTAAAGTAATATAAATGGGCTCTATGCACGACGAGTATTTTGCATGCCTTGAGAAATACGAGGAAAAGTATGGTCCCAGAACTATTGTTTTATATATGGTGGGTTCCTTTTACGAAATGTATGGGATTGATAATGACCGGGAAAAAATCGGGCATCTCCATGAAATATGTGAATTTTTAAACATCCAAGTCACCCGGAAAAACAAGGAAATACTTGAAAATAGCCGTAAAAATCCTCTCATGGCTGGGGTGCCGAGTTTGGCTGTAGATCGTTATGTATCCATTTTGCTCGACCATAATTATACCGTTGTTATTGTTGATCAGGTTACCCCTCCACCGAAGCCGAAGCGTGAAGTAACGCATATTTACAGCCCAGGAACCAATATTACAAAAACAACTCCCGACACGAATTTTATATTATCAATTTATATTGAGCAGGAGGCTCCCGGTCTTTACAGTATCGGGCTAAGCGTGTGTGATATTACAACCGGAGAGTCAATTTGCTATGAAACCCATAGCCGTAAAGAGGATGATAAATATAGCTTGGACGAAACTTATCGATTTATTCAAACCTATAATCCAAGCGAAATACTAGTTACTAGTCGTAACCTCGACCTTACCGAGGCCGAGCTTACTACTTATTGGGAACTCAGTTCAACTACCGTTCATTGGACTTTAAATAAAATACCAAAAGAATATTACCACCTAGCTTATCAGCACCAATTCTTTGGTAAAATCTATCCGCGCACAGGTTTGCTAAGCCCGATCGAATATATGGACCTTGAAAAAATGCCCGGGGCTATTTTGGCTTTTTTAACCCTATTACAGTTTATTTATGAACACAATGAAAAGTTTATTGAATGCATCAAGAAGCCTACTATATGGCAAGACCGCGCGCACCTTATTTTGGCAAACAATGCTATTTCTCAGCTTAATCTCAGCGGAGGGGGAGCGCGTAAAACAGGATCGGTGTTAAACATTATTAATCATACAAAAACCGCAATGGGGCATCGGTTACTTAAAGATCGTTTGTTAAGCCCGATTGTCGACCTCGCGGAATTGGAACGGCGATATGGGATGATAGAGTGTTTACTCGCCAGCCGCGATACTTTGGATCAGCTTATAAAATTCCTTACTGAAATCACAGATGTTGAAAAACTACACCGAAAAATGGCCTTGAAAATGCTTCGACCGTGCGATTTTAATGACCTGGATCTATCCTATCAAAATATTACACGAGCGTCCGAATTAATTAAAGGTGTGGAAAAACTTCAAGACCTTTTACCCGGTACTGAAACTGGTGAAAAATTTAAAACGTTTTGTAATAAATACGAAAAAGTATTAAACCTTGAAGAAACGGGGAAATATGGCCTAAATAATGTTTCAGCCAATTTTTTTAGGGTGGGTTATAATACGGAACTTGATGCTCTTCACACAGGAATTACCCAAGCCAAGTTGTTTTTCGAATTGTTGGCACGAGAGTTAGGCAATTTCATCGATCCAAAATCCACCAAAGAGCTCGTCAAAGTATGCAAGACCGACCAGACAGGGTATTATTTGCAGCTTACAGCCGTCCGATATAAAACATTGGCAAAAAATTTTACTGCTAATAACGAGCTGGTAGTGGGGGATAAAAAATACACGATAAAATTAGAAGATTTCCGGGTGGATAAAAATCGTTCCGGGAATACAGTTAATCTAAGCTCTGAACTTATTCGCGAAATTTCGGACCAGCTCGTGGCTGATACCAGCGAACTATCCCGCGCAACATTGGCGACTTTTGTGGATTTTCAGGCTGAATTAACGGAGGAATTTCAAAGCGTGCTTCGGGACTATACGGCCTTTATTGCCAAGCTCGATGTGTATGTATCATCAGCATATATCGCAATTAAATACAACTATTGCCGGCCTACACTACTACACTCTGAACATAGCCAAATTCACGCCGTCGACCTGCGCCATGCAATTATTGAACGGCTTGACACCAGTTTGGAATATGTTCCTCACCCCATCACCCTGGACGACCAACAACTCGGGATGCTGGTATACGGAGTAAATTGTTCGGGTAAAAGTAGTTGTATGAAATCGATCGGAATTGCGGTTTGCTTGGCGCAGGCAGGTTTTTACGTCCCAGCAACCGAATTTAAGTTTACACCATATAATTATATTCTTACTCGTATCATTGGAAATGATAATTTATTCAAGGGGTTGTCAAGTTTCGCCGTTGAGATGAGTGAACTACGCGGCATCCTCAAGCGCGCCGGGCCGCGAAGTTTGATTTTAGGTGATGAAATCTGTCACGGAACAGAAACGATTTCCGCCATCTCAATCGTGGCCAGCGCGGTTCTCACCCTCGACCAACAAAACGCTAACTTTGTTTTCGCCACACATCTTCATCAGTTATCTCAAATGGAGCGCATTTCGGACCTTTCCCGGGTCAAACATTTTCACCTGAAAGTTTCGACAGACGCGCGCGGGGCGCTCGTATATGACCGTCAACTAGTACCGGGGGCCGGGGAAAATTTATACGGTATCGAAGTAGCAAAAGCGATGGGTCTTGATGGGGAGTTTATTAAATTATCGCATCAAATTCGCAAAGAACTTTTAAATATGGACACCAACCTGTTAAACACCCAGCAATCTCGCTATAACGCCAGATTATTTCTCGATGTATGCCAGGTATGCCACCGCAAATCCAGCGATACACATCACATTAAACCCCAGGAATTAGCCAACAACGACAATTTTATCGGCACTACGCGAAAAAACGCGCGCGCCAACCTGGTACCACTCTGTAAAACATGCCATCAGAAAATTCATCAACCTCCGAAAGGTCAACCACGCCTGATTATTCATGGATATGTACTGACGTGCGATGGTATTCAACTCGACTGGGAAAATGTGTCATAATTACATTATTAAAAAACTGATTTTACCACTGGTTAAAATAGCCATAGGTGTACCATATTCACGGGATGGTACCATTGCTGCTCAAAATTGATTTTTATACATAAAAATTATAGCATGAAAAATGGAAACACTAACTATCTGCGATTATTACTCTGCGGATGATGGTCCCCGTGGTCGCAATGACACTAGGACCGAAAGTGTAAAAAGAGATTATGTGGTATATGAGATTGAAAAATTGTTTAAAGATAAACTTAAACAAAATAATATAGAGCTGAAAGATAATACTTTATATTATACTAAATCCACTATCATGAGTTTTACTAAATTTTCTGTAACTTTTCCTCCACAATATAAGGATGAAATTATTAAAATGCTCGATAGATATGAAAAAGAATTTTTAGAAAAAGAATTAGAATCAAAATTAATTGAACTTGAAATGCTAAATGAAGATATTTCTAGCCTAAAATCTCGTATTAATAAAATTCAAACATAATAAGGTAGAATACCACCTTATTATTAACCTTAATATTAACCTTATTATTAACCTTAATATTATAGGCATATAACGATTGGTAACCCATGTTTTAACCACGCTAAAACAAAGGTTACACCGCCGAAGGCGCGCCCGGTTCGCGGGGCTGCGCGAAAAACTGAATTGTAAAATCCACCCATTATACCAGTAAGTCTATAATGTCTCGATTAGTTATTTCTAATAACCCTATTTCCAACGAAGACCGCGTTTGGTTGAGCGGTCTCAAGTTGGATGATGATTATTTCAAGCTCTCCTTCAAATTTTACAATGAAGCTCACACACAGGTCCTCGGCGCGGCTATTATTTCTACCCCCTATCCGAATTTTGCCCGTGTTGATGGCTTGTATGCCGTTACACCCGATTCGTTACGAGAGTTTCTCCGATTATTGACCACCACCTATAAGCAGGACATCCTTGCCCAATATTCGCGCGAAGTTATTAAAACACTCAACCCGCGCCTAAGCATTAAAAAGCAGCCCGGATTTGATATTTTGACGAGCCTCAATTATCAGTTGGGAGAAGGATTGTTTGGCGACCAGGGTGAATGGTATGTGTATAGTGTGTGGAGTGATCTTCTGGCTGAACCTATCTCGCTGGTGGCTACATAAATAAGGGTTAATTAACCTTTATTTCAGGTGGATTATCAGGTAATAAATTATTGTTATATTGAGTACATTTAATTGATGAAACCGGTGTACAACGAGGATAAATACTAACTAATATTTAATCAATCCTTAATAGATACTACACAGGAGTTGGGATAGGCAGTGCGCTGGCCCATCCTAAAGATTCACCACATAACAATTAGAATATTGTTAGACTTACCATAGAGTTATAAAGCCTTAACTGCTTTATAATGTCTATTGAAACGAGCGGCATCTTTAGCAGTACACCCTCTGGTATCTTTTATTTTAGTATTTACTCCGGCTTCTTTTAAAGCATGTATTATGGTGATATAACCGTTCAATGCAGCCCAATGAAGCGGTGTACAATTATAATTATCTGTTATATTGGGGTTAGACTTATATTTTAATAGTAAATTGACAATATCTAAATATCCTTTTTCTGAAGCCCAATGTAACGCAGTTCTGCCCATACAATCTTGCACATCAACCATAGCATTATTTTGTAGTAAAATATTTACTACATTAAAATGACCACTCCATGCAGCCATATGTAAAGGTGTCGTATTTTCATATTTCTTTTTTATATTGAGATTTACCCCATAATTTATCAGTATGTCAACAATGTCCAATAAACCCATGTAAGAAGCTATATGGAGTGGTGTTTCACGACAAGTATTATTTGCATTTGGGTTTGCCCCATTCAAAAGGGCATTATTAACCTTTTCAAGATTGCCTGATTTTACCGCATTAAATAATTCATCATCATTAACCGCCATGATTATTTATAAATAATCATAGCTTTAGATACCTCTATAAATGTCTTTCAAAAATAAACTTCAAGAATTTTGTCATAAAATAGTCTTGTGCAACCAGTATACACCTCCCTTATTTTAAACGTTCTTTTCGTATATATTTATTTTTAAGCTTTTCCAGAGACACCGGCGCGATTTCTTTGGCATGTATCGATTTTTGTAGCATTTCACTAGGCGGGTAACCATGTAATGCTGGTCCTTCTCTTAGTAAATTTATTACGTCTTTTAGGTGCTTTAATACATCTAGTGATAATTGGTGTTTATCATACGGTAACTCGTAATATTCCATGCCAAAACCTCCATCAGGATAATAATAAGTAACACTATATAGTTCTAACATTTTTATGTGTTGGAGAGTTTTTAATATATTTTATTAGTAATATAAATGAATCCTACAAGTTATATTATGAGTAACATGGTAAGTGGGTATGGTATCCACCCACCGCAACAAAAACGTAACGCCAACCCGCCTCTGAAAAATCCTAAATTATCGGCCCATACGGATGCCGAAAAAACAGATTGGGTGTTGGGTTTTTTTATAAATGGTAGACCGGTCGCGGTCCCCGTCAAAGTCGCTGAAACGCATGAAATCGTTCAGTTTAAAAATGACGGCCGCTGGGTAACGCTTACCTACTGCCCTCTCACGAAATCTGCTGTACTTTATTATAACTTGTGGGGTTCCAGCGGGCTGCTTTACAATAGTAATTTGGTATTATTCAGTGAAAATGATGGTATTTCGTTGATGCCGCAAATCCTCGGTAAGATTGTTAATGGAGATCTCTTTGACCAAATCGTTCCGGGCGCGCGTGTGTATCAAACTACACGCTATACATGGGAGTCCCAATTTCCTGGCACGCTGTGGGTGAACGGGCGAAAGGGTGTTAAATACCTCTCAAAATATGACCAGCAATCCACACCGAGTTTCCCAATAATGCATCGTCCACCCGTCATCCCCGGCCGCTCACCTAAAGATATGGTGGTTGGTTTTAATTTGAATGGTAATTATTATTGTGTTTTTGACGAGGACGTTCAGCCCGGTCAAACACTGTATGTAGAAAACATTGATAATGTAACCGTTTACGGGGTTATGGAAGCACCTGAAAGCATCCAAATTCGTCGCAATTCCCTGGGTGCGATCGACATTGTATATAAAGGTGAAAAATTAGTAGCGGTCGACTGCCACTTTTTCGCCTGGTATGCCAATTTTCCGGCAAGCTTTATTGTGGGGTATAATTTGCAAATTATTGAATCGCTAAATGACCTATACCCGTGGCTTGATAAACTGTACTAAAATTCCTAATATTTTACTCTTTAAATTTAAAGTTAATTTTAGTTCGACGTGGAGGGAGAACAGAGTGTAACGGTAATGGAGTCATTCCTTCTATTTGTGAACTGCAATCTGGGCAAATATAGGAAGGAAACTCTTCGTCGTCCTTGTGAAGCTCATACCATTCATTTATATATTTATCTAGGCATACTTCATGAAATATATGTTCGCACCCCAGCACGTATACCTTGTCACCAGTATTATCTGAAAAGCGTTTTTGCTCCATAATACACTTGATATCATCGCATTTTTTATTTATATATTTTTTAAGGATATCTTCAGGTAGATTACAGAACCTGTCAGAAGTAAAATTTGGTGGAGGTAATGTTATACCATATGCAATGGTTGGTATAGATAATTTTGCACTTTCATTAAACCATAAATAAAAAGTCTGATCCATTTAGTATAATTGCTATTTGTTATATTACTATATCTTATACCCACAACAATATCCTTAGGTTCACTCTACCAAATAACTCTAAATATTTAACCAGTAATTACTGGTTAAAATTTACCCGCGAAGCAATTTATTCAAAATAATTTCTTCGGCAAGTTCAGGGCTAGCACCGCGTTCCATCAAACGCAATTCATAATTACCGGTTGGTACCTTGACATAATAACCAACGATTGCATCACTATTTTTATCGGCTTTCTTAATAGTGCTAATAGTGAATTCTAGCCCGGGATTTTTCGCTTTAAACAGAGTCAGCAAACGATCCACGGTTCGGCGTTTTTCAGCAAGTGCTTTCTCCTTGGCAGATTCCACCGTAATGCCTTGTTTTTGAAGTGCTTCCAGTGCCTGAGTAGCGGCCGCGTCTTTGGCGTCATCCATGCGAAAAGCTTCAGCATAACCCAGCGTCCGACCCCCGATAATCACTTTGGCTTGATTGATATTACGCTCTTTTCCATCAATAATTCGCGGCTCGTGTGTGGTTCGGAAAATATCTCCAGTGTGAAGTTTCAAAGTATCCACAATTTCCTTGAGGACCGCGCGTGGTTTTTGTAGGGATGATTTAGTCACGGGGATGGTTTCATCTTCTAATAAATATTCCACCAAATTATATACAAACTGCCACCCGCTACCAGGCATAATTTTTTGTTCACACATATCAAAAAACGCGCCATTGAACGCCTCGAAAACGTCTTCCTTGATGGATTTAGCCTGGGCTTGTACTTCGGGAATATTCACAATTTTAATCCAACGGTCAAACCCAATCTTGGTCGTCATACGCGCGAAAAATTTCTTTTCTGTTACAAAATGTTTCATGCCTGTGAGGATGCCTTCATCTGTGATTTGTGGGAATCGTTTGGTGAGATAAATTACCGAAACCGCATTGAGCACAGTATCTCCTTTAAATTCAAGCGTTTCGTAATTATTCATGGGGTCAACGCTACGGTGAATAAACGCAATCTCATACAAGGCCATGGCCTCAGGATCGGTTAATTTGGCTAAGAAATCCTGATTAGAGGTTGTCTTAGCAATAATGTCTGTAATAAATCTTTTAAACTCCATTTTTGCCTTGATTTATAGTATAGGGAAAATATAAATTCAGTTTTTCGCGTAAGCGAAAAAAGTTTATCCAGGGATAATTCAGTTTTATGCGTTTGTCCTACGGGGCAAATCAGTTTTTCGCGTAAGCGAAAAAAGTTTATCCAGGGATAATTCAGTTTTATGCGTAAGCGACGCTGACTACTCGCTAATATTATACGTTTTAATAGTTTTATTACAACTCGGGCATTTCCCGATAATATCTTTGGTTGTGTTAAGGTCATAAATTTCATCAAGGCACTCCCCACAAAGTTTCATCTGTGGCGTGCATTCACATTCGTTTAGACAATATAAACACCCGCACGCCTGGTTGCAAAATCCACACATGTTGTCTTGTTTTGGAGTGATACTTTGAACAGTATTGCCCAGGAAACTAAAATGATATTTTGATGTCATGATATAATTGATTAAGCGGTTGTTCTGTATATATTTTAAAGAAAGAAATCAAATTTTGTATTTTCTCTCGCGCACCTATTTTTTCATTCAACATAGCTTTTATAGGCGAAATCATGTCTGGATCAATAAATTTTTCAAACAATCTAACGTCCCCATAAGTAAGGTTGGATTGTTCTTTCAGGGATTGATAATCAATGTGCACCAGACTTTGTGTATCGTTAAATATTATTTCTCCATTCACATTCAACCCAGCGCTCGACTCGTATACCATAATATTATCAAAATGTAAATCAGCCTGAATGGCACCTAAAAATACTATGCTACATAAATAGCTATAAATCAGCTCAAATGTTTGCCGTGGTGTAAACTTGAAATTTGCTGGAGCTTGGGATAAATCCACCCCATCAATTTTATTCATTATAATAAAAGTATCACAACCCTCTGTTTCCAGTAACTCGTGGTACTCTAATATATCATCTGGTGTATTATAAATAATACCCACACTTTGCTGATCTAAATTTAAACAACAGTTAATACCATAACCCAGGCATTGTAAAAAATTGTAACATACTTTATTGACAGTCAACAATGAATACCGTAGTAAATTATAAATTTCAGTATGCATATATCGACAATACACAGGCCCAATAATGACTGAATTACACATTTTAATGACTACTTTTTCATGGCCTAATATCGCCTCTAATATGATTCCACTTCCTCCACTGCCGATACGTCCAAGTATTTTTATTTTATCCATATTGCACACCGAGATATTATGTTTAACGTCAAGCGTTTCAAGTTCTGATAAACTTTTATTCACCCATTCTTTATATGTTAAATTCATTTATATTGTAAACATAAATGAATTGTAAAACTTGTTTGGAATCCACGGCGACAGCTCGGTCAGTCCAAGATTATATCGGCGCGCTCGATACGGGTCAAAAATGGGGGTCGCTGACGTTGAAATATTATTTCTACAAAACTACCGACCCGGTACCGGCCGATAATTATACGCGTCGGGATTGGTCGAACACGCAAAAAACAAATTATCGGGAAGCCATATCAAAATGGAGTAGTGTTAGTGCGTTGGAGCTTGTAGAAACCACGGTACTGGGTGAAGCAGATATTAAACTTATTCTTATAGACGACGGAGGTTACCCATATCTCGGGCACGCTTATTTTCCGGGGAGTGTCAATAAAGGCGAGAATTATGTATCACACAACAATGCAGCCGATAAAAATTTCACGGTGGGAAGCTATGATTATATAACCATGGTTCACGAGATGGGACATACTCTAGGTCTTGCGCACCCCCACGATACAGGAGGAACCTCGACCACATTTCCGGGTGTTTCAAGCTGGCCAGATCTCGGTGTAGGGCAGCAAAACCAAACCGTCTACACAGTTATGAGTTATAACGACCTTAATGGTCCCATCACTCCGAATACAGTACAATCCTTTGGTTTTATTGGTGGTCCGATGGCGTATGATATGGAGGTTATGGTACGTAAATACGGCGCGGCCGCAAAAAATACAGGCAACACTACCTATCAAATTCCAACCTCAAATACGACAGGCACTTATTTTGAAGCCATCAAAGATACGGGAGGAACCGACACAATTTCAGCTGCTGGCGCGAATAAAAGTGTGCGTATCGACCTACGAGCAGCCACTCTAAATGCGGATGGGGGTAAATTATCGAAAGCCTCGGGTGTTTACGGTGGCTTTACAATTGCCACGGGGACGCGTATAGAAAACGCTATAGGGGGAAACCGCGGTGATGTAATTATCGGTAATTCGGGAAGAAATGTTATACGGGCACGTGGCGGAAATGATACTATCCGCACCGGAGGGGGCCGTGATGTAGCTTATGGCGGGGGAGGAAATGATACTTTTATTCCGGGACCAGGTAGAAATGTATTTATCGGTGGGGGTGGACCAGACCGCGTAGTGATATGGGCACCGCGGCGATTCTTCAAAGTTATTCGATGGCGTCCTGGTGTCTATCATGTCCGTCCAAAAACGCGACGCCATCGCCAAAGATTCGGGTGGTTGACTGTTATTAGACAAGTGCGTGTACTTCGGTTTAAAGATGCTCGTATCATCTTACGTTAAGAGGTCGACTTTTTTTAAAGGTAAATAAATGGAACTTGCCAATTTAAATTTATGTAAAAACTTGGATACACTTATTAATAATATTCAAGGGATTGATAAAGAGTCGGCTTCTCCCAGCGATATATGGTTTATTACATTTAAACCGGGAACCACCTTTAACGGTAAACCTGTTGATACAGGCGTAATAAAAATTTATTTTAGCCCACATAATACCTTCCCTATTCAGGATGAATTTACCGACTATCTAAAAGGCCTCGAATATGAAGCTAGCGTATATGAAAAAATAATAGACCCTTTGGTAGTCAAAAGATTGTGTCCCTTTTTTATAACCATGTTTGGGCGTGGGAAAG